AAAAGATTATGACTAATACGCATGAATTGTAATAATTTTTATGGGGGGTTTTAAAAAGGGTGTTCCCTTCTACGCATTTTTGCGTTGCGTTAATAACGATAGGAGGTATATATATCTAAACAAGGAGAGCCGATTATGTTTGAAACAGATAAATCCAAGATTAAAGCGATAGTTGTAATTTCAGAAGCAACTAATTCTGTAATAATACATTTTGATGGCTTTCAAGATACATTAGAAGCACATGACTTCAGCGATTTCATGATAGAACAACTAGGAATAAAACCATTGCAATATACTATGAATAAAACTATTCATTAAGGGGGGTTTTATTTAAATATGGCAGAAATCACAATTCCATACACACCTAGAAAATTACAAAAATTTTTGCACCAACAAATGCTTAAGCAGCGATTTAACGTAATTGTTGCACATAGGAGGTCTGGCAAGACTGTAATGTGTATTAACCACATGATTAGAGATGCTTTGACCAATCCCAAACCCAATCCAAGATATGCCTTTATTTCGCCAACATTCAAACAAGGTAAATCTACTGCATGGGATTACATAAAAAATTTCGGCAAGAATATACCTTTTGTAAAATTCAACGAATCAGAATTAAGATGTGATTTTCCTAATGGTGCAAGGATTACAATTTTAGGTGCAGAAAATGATCAGGCATTGAGAGGTATATTTTTAGATGGTTGTGTCATGGATGAAACACAAAGTATATCTCCAACAATATTTCCAGAGATTATCAGACCTGCTTTGGCTGACCGAAAAGGATGGTGCATTTTTATTGGTACACCCAAAGGACAAAATTATTTTTATAAATTACACAAAGATGCTCAAGAACAAAAGGATTGGTGGACAGGGGTGTTTAAGGCATCTGAAACAAAGATACTAGATCAAGATGAATTAGACTCTGCCAAAGAAATGATGTCAGAAGATTTATACGACCAAGAGTTTGAATGTTCATTTCAGGCTGCAATTACAGGATCATATTATGGTGCTATTATAGAACAATTAGAAAAAGATAATAAAATTACAAGTGTGCCTTATGATGAAAATTTAGAAGTAGAAACATGGTGGGATTTAGGTCTTAAAGATTCTACAGCAATTTGGTTTGTCCAAAAGCATAAAGATGAAATTAGAGTGATTGATTATGAAGAATCATCTGGTGAGGGATTAGATTTCTATGCTGACCTGCTAGACTCCAAACCTTATAAATATGATAGACATATAGCTCCGCATGATATAAAAGTTAGAGAACTAGGAGCTTTTGGAAAATCAAGACTGGAATCTGCTCTAGAATTGGGTATATCTTTTGATATAGCTCCTAAACTTTCTATTGAAGATGGTATTGAGGCAGTTAGAAAAAATTTGCCAAAATGTTATTTTGATAAAGAAAAAACATATCAAGGAGTGGAAGCATTGAAGGCTTACCAAAAAAAATGGGATGATAAAAACCAATGTTTTAAAAACAGACCCATACATAATTTTGCAAGTCATCCAGCAGATGCTTTTAGGTATGGTTGTACTTTTGTGGGTGGTAGAATGACAGATTGGAAAAAACAGATTGAAGTTAATACAAGTTACATAATTTAACATGGCTGAATTAGATTTAAAATTAAAAACACTTTTAAGTAATCACATTGAAACTGCTTTAGGATATTTAGGTGGTAATCTTTCTGAAGCTAGAAAAAAATCTATTGAATATTATTTAGGCGATAAACTTGGAACAGAAATAGATGGTCGTTCACAAGTGGTATCAACTGATGTATCTGATACGATTGAAAGTATCTTACCAAATTTATTAAGAATATTTACAGCATCTGATAAAGTAGTTAAGTGCGAACCTGTAACTGCTGAAGATGTACCTTTAGCCGAACAAGCAACTGCATATTTAAATCATGTTTTTTACAAAGACAATGATGGCTTTCAATTATTATATAATTTTTTTAAAGATGCATTGATTGAAAAAAATGGTTTCTTAAAAGTTTATTGGGATGAATCAGAAACTGTTGAATTTGAAACTTATGAAAATTTATCTAAAGATGATAAAGATGCTTTGTCTGATACTAAAGATGAAATAGAAATTATTGCTGAAGAAGAATTTGAAGATGAAACAGCTAAAAAAGAATTTGATAAAATTTTTGAACAATACAAAGAACAAGGTTTAGATTTCCCTGAAACAGAAGCTCCAAATTTTACTTTATATAATTGTAAAATTAAACGAACAAAAAAACATGGCAAAATAAAAATTGAATCTGTACCCCCTGAAGAATTTTTAATTGATCGTAATGCTAAAACAATACAAGATGCAGATTTTGTTTCTCATAAAGTTTTAATGTCAAGATCAGATTTAGTGGCTATGGGTTATGATGAAGAAGAAGTAAAAAATCTTCCAGCTTCAAGTGATGATATTTATAATACTGAAGATATGGTCAGGCAAAGAAATGTAGATGAATATCCTGTAGATAATTATACTCAAGGTCAAAGCACAAAAGTTTTAATTTATGAATCGTATGTAAGATATGATCAAGACGAAGATGGTATTGCAGAACTTCGTAAAATAGTTTCAGCAGGAGATAATGGTTCTATTGTTTTAGAAAATATGCCATGTGATAATATTCCTTTTGTAACTGTAACACCTATACCAATGCCACATAGATTTTATGGTAGATCAGTTTCTGAATTAGTAGAAGATATTCAATTAATGAAATCAACTGTAATGCGTCAGTTGTTAGACAATATGTATTTAACTAACAACAACAGAGTTGCAGTTATGGATGGTATGGTGAACATGGATGATCTTTTAACAACTAGACCTGGTGGAGTTGTTAGAACTAAACAACCACCAAACCAAGTGATGCAACCTTTACAAGCACAACCAATATCTAATCAAGCATTTCCATTGTTATCTTATTTAGATACAGTTAGAGAAGCTAGAACTGGTGTTACAAAGTCTGCTCAAGGTTTAGATGCAGATACATTAAATTCAAAAACTGCAACTGGAGTAAATACTTTGATGACGCAAACACAAATGCGATCAGAATTGATTGCAAGAATATTTGCTGAAACAGGTGTTAAAGATTTATTTAAAAAAATATTTGAACTTATGGTTAAATATCAAGACAGAGAAAGAGTTGTTATGATAAATAATGTTTATGTTCCTGTAAAACCTACAGAATGGAAAGATAGATTTAATATATCTATTGTAGTGGGTCTTGGCACAGGCTCAAAAGAACAACAAATTGTTTTGTTGAACAGCATTTTAGAAAGACAAATACAAGCATTTCAATTACAGGGTGGTAAAGAGTTTCCAATGGTAAATTTAAAAAACATTTATAACACTTTATCTAAAGTTATTGAGAACGCAGGTCTAAAAAATGTAGAAAGTTACTTTGTTGACCCTGATATAGGTAAACAAATGATGCCTCCACCTAGTCCTCCACCTTTAACTCCTATAGAAAAAATAGAATTTACTAGAATTGATGCAGAGAATAAAAGAAAAATTGCTGATCTTGAGTTGCAATACAAAGAATTACAACAAAAGTCAGAAGAAATGGCTTTAGATTTTGAGGCGAAGATAAAAGAAATGGCTTTGAAATATAATACACAATTAGATACGACAAAAATCAAAGCTGATGCAGACCTAGATAAAATGATGATGGCTAATCAATCCAAGATTCTTGAAAAAGCACAACAATCTGCTAATATGTTCAGCAAACAAGTACAAGGACTAGATGAAAATCAAAGACCAGGCAAGGAGATCGCAGGAGATCAGCCGATCCAACCAAGCCAAACAGATACTAGAGAATAAAATTTTTATAGAGGCAATAGAATCTCTAAAAAAACTTTACTCTGAAGCACTACTTGAAAAAACTGGTGCTAAAGAAAGCGATACCAGAGAAAAACTTTGGATTGCTTACAATGTTGTTGGTAAAGTTGAACAACATCTGCAAACTTTAATAGAAACAGGAAAACTTGCAGAAAAACAACTTGAAGATTTTAGACAACAACAAACTAAAACAAAATTTTAACTATATAGTTAAAATAAGCCAAGTCATAAGACAGCTTAACAACAGGAGGACAAATGTCTGACTCAAACCCATTGTTGTCAAACGCAACAATACAAGGTGCTGCTAAACATATTGAAGGTTTAATGGACACAAAAGGTGTTATCAATAAAACTCAAGAAGAAGCAAAACCAGTTGAACCAAAAGAAACAGAAGCGAAAGCTGAAGATAATCAAGAAGTTCAACAACAACCTGAAGCTCAACAAGAGGAAACTCAAGAAGCTCCAGTTGAAGAAGAAGCATCCGAAGATCAAAATGCAATTGAAGAACAAACAACCGATCTACACCAAGTTATTGTTAATGGTGAAAAGATTGATGTTGACCTTGACGAATTAAAAGCAGGTTATCAAAAAGATGCCGACTATAGACGAAAAACAGAGGAAATAGCGATTGAAAAAAGAGAGCTTAAATCCGAAGAAGATCGTCTTAAAAACCAGTATTCGACCAAGATGGAAGATTTAAATTCACTTGTGGCGACTTTGAATGCTGAAATAAACAATGATTACAATTCCAAAGAACTAGATAGACTTTGGGATGAAGACCCAACTGAAGCTGCTAAAGTTGATCGTAGGATTCAGAAACGAAAACAAACGATACAACAAGCACAGCAAAAATTGAGAGAGCATCAGCAAACTCAATTTCAGGAAATATTAAGAGAAGAACAAAAAAAACTTCACTTAAGACATCCAGAAATTGCTGACCCAATAAAAGGTACTACAGTTAAGTCAAATATTATGAACTACTTAAGTTCTAAAGGATTCTCAAATGAGGATGTCGCAAGAATTTACGATTCAAGATATTTTGATGTAATCATGGATGGCATGAACTTTCAAAAAGCTAAAGCAGCTAAACCTTCTTTAGTTTCTAAAAAAGTAAAACCAACCAAGTTTGTTAAGTCAGGTATTAAGTCAACAAAAGAAGAATTAAACTCCAAGTCTAGGTTGAATCAAATTAAAGCGTTGAAAAAGTCAGGAAGTCCAAAAGACGCAACTGATCTTTTAATGCGTTATTTATAAACAATAACCTCAAAGGAGAATAAAAATGGCTGTATATCAAACATACCAAACAGTCGGCATAAGAGAAGACCTTGCAGATATTATTTATTCAATATCTCCAACAGAAACACCTTTTATGTCTGGAGTTGCTAAAACAAAAGCAACAAACACATCACACCAATGGCAAACAGATGCTTTGGCTGATGTAGCTGCTAACCATGCAGTTGAAGGTGCTGCTATAAGTTACCCAACTTTATCAGCAACAACTAAACTAACTAACCACACTCAAATTTCTACAAAAGCTGTGCAAGTATCAGGAACAAATGATGCTGTAACATCTGCTGGAAGAAATAATGAGTTAGCTTATCAAGTAGCTAAATCTGCAAAAGAATTAAAAAGAGATATGGAAACTGCTCTTTTATCTAATGTAGCTGCTGCTGCTGGTAACGCAACTACATCAAGAAAATTAGGTGGAGTTCAAACTTGGATTTCTTCTAATGTTGATGCAGGTGCAGGTGGATCTGGTTCAGGTGGTGGAGCTGCTAGAACAGATGGAACTCAAAGAGCTTTTACTGAAGATCAGTTAAAATCTGTTTTGAGATCATGCTTTGATGCTGGTGGAAACCCTAACATGATTATGGTAGGTGCTTTCAATAAGCAAAAGCTATCTGGTTTTACTGGTGGTTCAACTAGATTTGACCAAGCAGAAGACAGAAGATTAGTTACATCTATTGATGTCTATGAAAGCGACTTTGGAACTTTACAAGTTGCTCCAAATAGATTCATTAGAGGTGCAAATGCTACTGCTGCTAAAAAAGGACAAGATGCTCTAATTTTAGAGATGGACTTTTTTGCTGTTGCTTTCTTAAGAGATTTTGCTCTACAAACTCCAGCTCAAACTGCAGACGCAGATCAGAGATTCATGG